CGTAATAATATCGTTATGACAATTACATCCCACATTGATATTTTTGCAAAAAATTTAGACGGTTCTCTTTCAGTATGAAACAAAGTGAAATAAAAAAATCACTGCAAGATATATATGAAACATTGAAAGCTCTCTACCGAACAGTGTATCAAGCAATATAAGTTGAAACCGGACCGGGCCGATGTTATTGTACCTGCTGCTGAAATATTTCTCGAGATAGCTACTCATATAAAAGCCACCGGAATTATTGTACCTACCATCGGACTGTTCGACGGTATCATCAATAGTCTGTACACGCAAAATATGAACAAAGTTTAATTCTCTACAATCTTGATGTATCAATACACAAAGCTCCTGATACTAGTGTATATTCAAACTTTGTATCGGGAGTTTTTATAATCCGCAAAACGAAGCGTTTCGCCTTTCCAGAACGAACCGCATAATTTCTTAAAACGAAATGTACCGCTGGGGTACTCCCCCACCCTAAAATATTTTCGACCGGCTTACGCCGGTATTCGTATATCCTAAGAACGGAGTCCGGACACTATCCGAACCCCGTTCTTTTCGTTTTGTCGCTTCGCTCCCGCTTTATCGCGCTTCGCGTTACGCCACCTCGTCCAACGCCTTATACGCCGCCACGCTTTGCGCCCTCACGATTTTGCCGCGGAAGGCGAGACGCGAGCCGATGTCCGCACTCGCACCCGAGGCATCGTCACTCGCATCCGCGTACGACACACCGCCACCCGCGTAGGCGTCATCGTAACCGCGATAGACCACACGGACTAATGCCGAGCTGAACCAGTACTTGTCTGAATAGTAGGTAGTGGACGAGCCGTTCATGGCTCCGACAGGTATCACGGCCATCAGTTTGCCATGCGCCACGGTGGTTATCCAGTAGTCGCTGTTGCTCATGCCTTTTATCATAATGGTTGTGCCATCGGGTAGCCAAATACGCCACTTGCCGATGTTGCCGCTCGTGTTCGGCACATCTACACCGTCCATCATGTCGTACTTGTGGCCGTAGATGTCCTCATAGCCTATACAGCAGATGTTGTTCACCTGTGTCACCTTTGTGGCTCCGTACTCGTCTTTCTCTATATACCAGGCATACAGGTGCACGCCTGCATCGGAGGTATTGTTTGTCACATTCGGGTTGATTCCGTATGCTTCCTCAAAGCCTATGGTGTCCTGCATGCCTCTTGATGCGGTGCCGCCGGTTGTTCTCAGATAGGTGTGCTGGCCGGCACCACACTGCTCCTGCATATTTCTCCTTCCGTACTTGGCATAGGCAAAGTTGGCGATGCGGAAGTGCATCAGCGCGTCTATCTGCTGCATGCCTCGCTGCACGCTGTAATAGTGGAAGTCCGTCCACGACATACTGCCGGTGGTGCTGTTGCCTGTTATGGCAGAGCGCAACTTGCTACCTACTACACTGCTGCCCACAACAGCGCAGAGGTGCTCGTCGTTGGCGAACCACTCAGGCTCCATATCCTCTATCTTCTCACTGTTGGAGAGGACTACCTTGTCGAACTCTGCCGTGTTCAAAATGGAGAAATACAATGCCGTCGCACCTTCCGGAACATCTGATATAAGATACATGCCGGCCTCGAAACGGCTGCCAAGTGTCGGAACCACGATGTCTTTCACCACATTACCGCTTGCATCGGCAAATATTGAGCCTACGAGATTGGTTCCCGGCACACTCGGCCAACGAACTTTCTTGTAACCGCTGACATCAACCATACACACGGAATAGGTGCTGTCTGTGCTGTAGGAGTTTTTTATGGTGTCCTTGCCGCTCATTATCTTCTTTCCGCTGGTATAACCGCCTTGGCGTGCCTTGATGTCCGCAAGCGTAAGCACGTCCACGTTCGGCACCGTCGGCATGTGGTCTCTGTCTCTGAAACTATAGCAACTGTAGTTCTTTCCGTTCAGAAAGTCGTTGATGCCCTTGCTCCAGAAGAACGGCTCATACATCATCCAGTCGCCCTCCGTGCCGTCCAATTTTGCAGACGTGCCATCATAATACTTGTTGCTGTCCGTGTCTGCAAGTGGGCAGTATGTCATCTCACCGTCAAGGTTGTTCACCACGGTATCCACATTGGCGATGTTCACGTTCCGTGTCGTGGCCTTCTTTGTCACCTTCGCCAGCACACGGTGGCGGTTCTTGAAGATGGCCTCTATGTGGCCGCTCGGCTTGTAGTCGTTCCCATACTTGTAGCCTGTTCCGTTGTCAAGATTGGAGATATTCGCATCATCGGCCACGCTCTCGTCGCTCTCCAGCATGGTATATTCGGGCTGTACGATGTTCAGTTCCGGGAAGTGCTGCTGCAGGGCCTCATACTCCTCATCGTCCTTGTATGAGGTTAAATGGTATGTGCCCACCAGCCGGCACGTCTCCACGTTGCCGCCGTTCTCGTCCACGCCGCCTGTCTGCATCAGCGAGGTCAGCAAACTGCCGTCGCCTTCCATGTCGATGCCGGTCACGCGCAAGTACTTCACATTGGTACATCGGGCGTACAATGTCTGCCAGTCAATGCCGGGACAATTATCCACCACAAAGCGTGTGATATTGCTCGTGCCCTCTAATGTCAGACCGCTTGTCTTCAATTTGCTCAAGTAACGCAGTTCCAAAGTTTGGAGCGATGCCGGCAGTGTTACATTTGCCAATGGTGCGCCCTGTGCGAAGTTCACACCGGTCAGTGCTGTCTTACCAGCCTTCAACGTCTCTAATTTAGTATTGTTGTTCAAGTCCATGCCCGTAAAACTACTTGACTTCAATCCGGTCATGTTCAGTGTCCGCAGGTTCCGACAGCCGTTCACCAATAGGGCGTTCAGTGTCGTCTGTGTCTGTGCGCAGCTCACGTCCAGCGTCCTCAATGCCGTACAGTTGTTAAGGTTCAGCGTCTGCAGTATCGCATGGCTCACGTCCGTCAGGTCAAGCCCCATGATACGGCTCGCGCCATAGACGTACTGAGGGTCGTTCACAATGAGGTCTGTATCCAATGTCAGGTTTACCGTGCTACCCGTGTCCTCGGCCAGCACCGCACTTTGGTGAGGCGTTCCGCTTGTGTAGCCGTAGCCGAAGTAATAACGCTCGCTTGCAGTGATCCGTATCTTCCGATTATCCGAACCGAACTTGTAGCCGAAGTAGGCCGCAAAGCTGTCCTTTCTATATGTTCCGCACACATACTGGCTGTCAAGCAGCGCAAAGCGGTTCTGTATCGTGAACGTGCGGTGAGCATACCTACTGCCCTGCAACGCGTACAGATAGTCATAGTAATTGATTGCGCCATCTGCCGTTGTCACGCCCTCAGTAAGCGGTTTGATGTACTTGTAGATGCCGTCCTTGTTGTAGATGCGCTCGCACCAGTTGCCCATCTGCTCCTCGTTGAACACCTTCAGCACATATTCAAGGGACATGGTAGAGCGCAGCTTGTCGGCCACCTCACGCAACTTGTCGGGGCAGCCTCTCACCAGCTCCCACAGCACCGAGTCATGCCCCGCAAAGGCATACGAGCCGATGCTCTCGTCCATCGTCTCCCACGTTATTGTATAGTCGTACTTCAGCACGGAGTCGTTCCGCTCGCCAAAGATGGTATCCATGTCGTAAGGCAGGAAGTACCAGTGCAGCCCGTCCCATGTGGCCAGCATCATGTTCTTGGCCCGGTTATCAACTGCCATCAGGTAGTCGGTTATCAGATACCATGCGAAGGGTGAGTCATTCCCGAAATAGTCCTCATACTCGTTCAGGAACTTTGTCGGGTTGCCTTTGCATGATTGTATCCACTCCCAAAGCCGCTTCACGGCAGCCTTGTCGTCCTCGTGCGCCGTCGCCCACGTGTCATCAGCCTTGAAACGGAACTCCAAAGCATCATCAAAGGAGTCCATGTTGCTCGTACCGAACAGGCACAGCGCCTCCGAGTTGTTCAGGAACTCCAGGCAGATGCACTTGTTGCGCTCGCCGTTCAAAGTCGCCTCGTCATTGAAGCCCTCTATACCCTCAAAGCCGTAGATGATGCCGCTCCCGCTCTTCTCGTTCAGGAAGTTGTACTTGCCCAAATACACGTTCTCACCTGTTCCGTCGTTGTCATAGAACAGGTCCATAGGGAAACCGTCCACGCCGATTCTCACGTCGTAGTTTCCCTTGTATGCCGCCTGTGGCGGGGTCAGCCAGCCGCACTTCTTCCAGATGTCGTTCACGATGCGCACACCGCCGGGGTTGTGCGTAGAAGAGGAATCCGAGAAGTCGGCCTTCAGGCAGAAGATGTCGATGGGACGTGCACCGGGCTTGAACGAGTATTTGAAGTCGGGAACCTCCACGCCGTTCACATACAACTTCGTGCCGTACTTGCTCTCTCTTGAGAAGTAGATGCGGTAGTTCTTTCTTGGGTATGTCGTTGATGACGTTCCCTGTATGCGCAGGCCGCACTGGTAGATGATGAAGTCATACTCCTTGCCGTAGGCCGAGTAGAAGTATATATCGACAGGCACCTCGAACTTCTTGTTGTTCGTCTGGTTTACCAGGTTCACGTCGCCCACGATGCGCATCACGCTCTTGCCCATCGCACGCAGTTTGTCTATATCGACATCTGTGCCCTCGTCGTCCATCACCTGGTTCTTCTCGAACAGCACCACCATCTCGTCGCTTGTCGGGCGGTCCACCATGTAGTTCGCCAGTTCCTCGTCATCGCCCAGGGCACGGTTGTACACGCGCAGGTTCCGTACCTCCACATCCGCGCTCTCGCTCGTTATCCTGATGTTGGCCGGCTCGTCCTGCAAAAGGCTGTCTGTCGGGGCGTACTGCTTTGCACCGCTCAATATGCCGTTCACATACAATTCCATCAGTCGGTTTCCCTTTTTCTCCTGCACCACGAAGGCTATCTTCAGCGTCATGCCGCTCGCGAACTTCGTGCCCACTTCCGAGCCTGCGCCCGTGCGCATCAGCGCCTCCTGCGTGGTCAGTCTGAAACCGACATTGCCGGCCATGCAGTCCACCACAGTGCCTTTTCTGTCGGTCACGTTCGTGCAGGTCAGTTCCATCTCGTAAGTTGCGCCTGTAGTCGTCGCGTCGTTGCCAAACGGCTTGTAGCCGATTTCTATGTTCGCACCGTTCGTCAGTTTCAGCGCGTCACCCGTCCAGCCGTTGCTCTGCCAGTCAAAGCCTTCAAACGCCGTTTGAATGTCGTTATAACGCCATTCTGCAGGGTTGCTCTCCGCATTGCTCCTGCCCGCAGCCGTCAGTTTCAGCACAAGCCCGGAGGTAGCCTCGCCAAGGTCGATGCTGCTCTCTGTCACGTTCACGCCCAGCTTGTATTCGGTCGTGCCGCACTTGAACACCATCGCCACCGCGCCTTTCTCCAAGAAGCGGTTCGTGTAGGTCTGTACCGTTCTCGGCACGCTCACCGTCTGTGTCCTTATGCCGTCCCTCCACACGCTCATGCTTGCAGGGGTTGCCGTAGGGTCATACGACACGAAGTCGAACAGCACCTGCTCATACTGGCCTGTGTCAATGGTCGGGGTGAGATGGTCTGCTGTAAAGACGCGCCCGTCCTTGAAAATTATCTTGGTTCCGATATATGGGGCACTGCTGCCGGTCTTCAATATGTCGAAATAGATGCTCTCGCTCTTCAGTGTCAGTTCCTCGCTTGCCTTCATCTCGGCCACCATCTGCACGGTATGTCTGCCGACTGCAAGCCCGGACATGGAGAGCGTGAAACTGCCGTTGGTGGTACCGCTCCTTGTGACGGAAACGGAGTCTTTCTGTATGCCGTCCACATAAAGGGTGACGGTCTTTGTGCCGCTTCCGCTTACGCCATAGGGTATGTCCACGTTCTCGCTCACGCCATAGCCGCCTTTTGCGATACACTCGGCGATATTGAAACCACTGCTCAAGGCAAGGGTCACCGCCTTCACGCTCACATAACTCTGCTTGGTCTGCGTCTTGCCTGTTGTCGGGTCTGTGGTGGTTGCCTTCACATAGATGTCCGTCGTGCCCAAAAGAAGGTATTTAGTCAGGTCCAGCGTATAGGTGCCCTTGCTCACGTCCTGCTGCGTGTCGGAATACATCAGTGTCGCGCCACGTTTCATCTGTATCTCCACGATGGCTTTCTGCCCCGTCGATGTGCCCTTCTCGTCGCCGCTGCTGTACTGGTGGTCGTAGAACCATGTGAGTGTGGCCTTGTCGCCTTCCTTGATGACGGCCTTGTCTGTCTCCGCCGTCAGCACGATTTTGGTAGTGGAGGTGTCTCCGCCACCGCCGCCTTTTCCTGCCGGTATGTCCAGACCTACGACCTCTGCGCCGCTCTTGTTGGTCAGCGTCACACGCACGGTGTTCTCGTCATCGCTCAGCTCGGCACTGCCGCCGAATATGGTGTTGGCTTCGACCTCTGCGAGTTTGACGGACACGGCCGCGTTCTGCACAGGATTGGTGGAGTTCGTGTTCAGGCTCTCGTCCACCTCTGTCTCGTTGATGGTGATGTTTACGTTTCCGGTGTTGTCTATCGCCTGTTTCTTTCCGTTTACAGAAATGCTCTTCACGTTGCCCGCACCGCCGAAGTCCTCCCAGCTCGCCACCTGTTCCCAACTGTCAAGGCTCGTGCCGATGAACTGTTTGGTCTCCCACTTGCCCTGTGCCGTCTCGTAGGTGATGCAGCGTCCCTTGGCACGTTTCTTCTCCTCCACGGCAACAATGGCGGTCGCCAATGTGTAGTATCCACTCTCAAGCGGGATTTCCTCTGTCACGTTGCAGGTGTTTCCGCCACTGCCGCCTGTGGCATATTCCTGCCATTTCTCCGCATCATGGAGGTCGTTGTCGGGGTCACCGGTGAACTGCCAGGACTCCCAGCCGTCCGCACTTCTGAATATCATCACGCAGCCAGTGGTGAACACTTTCTCCCCACCGGTGCTCTCGTTGCCGGCAATGGTCTCCAACGCTTCAGACCAGTCACTGAATATGCGGTCGGCATCACCGATAAGGCTGTTCACCAGCACCACCGGGTGGGTGTTGGCCGCTGCGATGGCATCATTCAGTTTTGCCGTGGCGTCATCGGCAAGCATGGCCGAATTGTTGGCCGTGAGCGCAGCACCCGATGCCACATCTGCCGCGTTTTTTGCCTGCTGTGCCGCTGTCCCTGCCGCTTTCGATGATGCGTCCGCCGTGGCAGCCGCCCTGTTCGCGGTCTTGGCCGCTTCCTCCGCCGGTTTCGCAAGCAGGGACACAGGCACACGGACCACTTTCTCCCCCTGCATGGCCGGGAGTGAGTTCACGCTGTCAAGCGAGGTGACGGTTTCCAGCTCGTCCACGCTCTGACTGTCGGTCTTTATCTGGTTCAGGACTTCCTGAACGACTGTTTTCTTCTCCTCGTCTGTCATATCATTCGTTGTTAGGGTTATTATCCAACTGCTCGTTCAGTCCGTCTATGAAACCGGGCACACAAAGACGCTCGGCGACGATGCGCACAAGTTTCATCTCGTCATCGGTGTAGTCCGCCTCGCCCTCACTCTCGTATATCTTCAGGGCGAGGGCGTGCGCCTTGATACCGTTCACGTTGTTGTATATCATGTCCGCGAATGTCTCGCGAACGTCCATCGGCCGCACCTCCTTGCGAGTGACCGACAGGTAAACATTGAAATGCTGAAAATCTATCTTCATATTATGATACATTTGTTATTATTCCGTTCTCTACCGTCACAGTTTTACCCTTGAATCTTCCAGACCAGCCGTTCTGTGGCAGCATCTTGTCCGCCTGGATAGCACCGCCCGTCACGATTATGTTACCGGCATTCACGAGTATGTCACCGTCAAAATACCCCGCGCACATGGTATTGCTGTTCGGGAATGTGGGGGTGCTCCTGCAACTTCCGTAAATTCCACTGCCGCCCATCGGGGCAAGCCCGGCGATGGCGTTGCTGAACATGTCCGCCTTGATATACACGCAGGTTTTCCTGCTCCAGGTATCGTCATAGCCAAGCCTTATCTCAGCCAGGCTGTCGCTCCATTTCATGCAGGCGTTCTGAATATCAAAGCCGCCCACTTTTCCGCCGTCCTCGACGAACACCTTGCCGTATATCGTCGCATTCTGCGTGACGATGCTGCCGTCCTCCAATATCTTGAAGTTGCCGTTGGCCGTGACAATTCCCTCCAATTGTATGTTGGCGGCCTTTATCTTCACACCGTCCTGACCCGCTCCGACAAATGATTTCAGATTACCGTCCCCGTCGATGGCGTACAGACCCGACACCTTGGAAGTGGTGATAAGCCCTGTCTCCTCCAGCATGTTCTCGTCCTTGTCGAACACGGCAGCGGAGATTTTCACAAGACGCTCGCTCTGCTCGAACAACGTGCGGTAGCGGTGCGTCAGCGCCTCGTACTTGTCGGTGCTGAGCACCAGCATATACATGTAGATGTCACCGTCAAACTCCAGACGGAAGTCGCCCGTTCCGTTCCACAGGCCGTTTCCGGTATATTGCACATAGCCTTCGGTCTCCGCAATCTCCTCGCTTATCTCCATGCTGTTGAAGTTGGCGAAGCCTGTCTTGTCCACATTCTCGAAGCGGACCTTCAGCGTGCCGACCTTGGCACAGCGGTAGAAGAATGTCAGATACACAGGCAGGGCCTCTTTCTGCCCCTCGTCATTGGTCGGGAACGTGGGCACATAGCGCAGGTTCCCGTGTTTCTGCAGTATGTACTTGTTGCGTATGCGCACCACCGTGCGCCCCATGTCCGTGACCACGCTTGCGCCGTCGCCTTTCTTGGAGAGCACGTTGCCGTTGGCCCATATCCACTTGTTGCCGACAAGGAAGAACACTGTCTCGTTCTCGGAGTTCCATTTCTCCAACCCCGATGTGAACGTGGGGTTGTTCAGGTAGCCTTTCTCGCTCAGAAAGTCGTTGCGCACGCTGTCGATGGCGCTCTGCACCTTGCCCTCCGTTATCTCCAGCTTGGTCTTGATGTCCTCGCCGGTGGAGAGCAGGAACGTGCCGCGCAGGTACACGTTGTCGGCATACAGGCCGTTTCCCTTCGGCTGGTTATCCAACGGAAATCGGTCGTCCTTGATGTCGTCAAGGTTGCCGAGCCTTGCACGCAGGGCGTGGTCAAAGTTCTTGGCGTTCACTCCGTCCAGCACGTCCACTCTCGGGTGGCCGTCCTCCGAGGCGGAGAGGAGGACGAGGTTCTGGCGGTTCGCCGTCTCGGTGTTGCCCATCAGCACGCACTCGTCGCCCTCTTCGGGCTGTGCGGTTTCAAACTCGGATTTCTCCACAAGTATGCCGCCATTCGCGGTGCCGGCCACTTCCACCCAGTAGGCTTTCTGCGACGTGCCGGTGAACACCTGGCAGCGCATCAGGTCGTGCGCCACGAAAGTGTTCTCCTGCTCGAAGGTGATGTGCCAGTAGTCGCCCCGCTCCTGCACCGTCTTTATCTTGCCGTTGGCCGCGCTCACGCAAATCTGTCCGCCCACGCTGCGCACCTTGTTTATCAGCAGTTCAAAGACATTCATCACGCGCCTCACGGTTATCTTGTCAACTATCAGGTGCGACAGCAGGTCCTCGTCAATGCCGATTTGCCAGCCGTTGTCCGTCATGCCGCTGCCGCCATAGTTGGCGCTGCGCAACAGCTCACGCACCACGAGGGTGAGCAATTCGGCATTGCCCTTGCCATCGATGCGCCCGTTCTCTTCCAGTCCGATACCGATGCCTTCCTCGAAAGTGATTTTCTTCTTCGCACGGTCGTTGCGTTTCTTACTGATGAACTCCTGCTGGCTCCGTCTTGCGGAGAAAAGGTTGTTGTCGGTCGGCTGCGTGTCGTCCCACGAGCGTATGATGTCGGGCAGGGCCACGCCCTCTGTCCTGGACTTGGTATAGTTCTTCAGCTCGCCGATGCTGTCGTTCACCTTGTCAAGCGCGCCTGTCTGCAGGGCATCGCTGATTTCCAAGTCCATCTGGCTTGGCAGGTTCACCTTGCGCGTTATCTTGGTGATACGGCTTTGCCTGTAGCCGTCTTCAGGGAAATACTTGTCGCTTACAAGCCGGACACGCCTGCCGACATGGAGCACGGCATTGTTCTCCTCCACCCACACATGGTCGGTCGGGGCCTTATAGACACTGATGTCCTTCCAGTGCTCGGCATTGTACTTTTCCACGGCATTCAGGAACTCCTCCTCCGCTATCGGGTAGTACTCGTCGGGCATGCGCACGTTCCAAAGGATATAGTGGTCGCCCACTTTTGGCACGAGCTTTCCACCGGGCAGTTGGGTGTCATCGTCATACGGCCAGATGGTGATTATCTCGAACTCGCGTGTCTTGCTGTCGAAGTTCACCTCGAAATAGTGGTCATCATCGGTACCGAGTCCGGCAAGCTCGCCGTCCTGGAACGAGACGCGCATGGTCTCACCGGCCAACTCGTATTCGTTGGGATCGAAGTTCAGCGTGTCGTCTCTAAAGTAGTAGATGGTGAACTCGTTACCGTCATCGTCCTTGACGTTCTCGCTGCGCACACCGCTCACCTCACCGGTGCGTCTCGGATAGATGCCGCTGAACGCGTCTTTCTCGTAGTGGTCATAGATGCCGTACTCGTCGGTGTGCAGTTCCACATACTGACGGCCACCGGGCAGCATCAGACGGCTGTGGCCGTATTTCTCCGCGTCGATGTTGCGGGTGCTGCCTATCGGGAACAGGCGCGTGTAGAACTTGTTGGTGTTGCCGGTGTCACGTTCAAGGCTCGTCAGTCCTTTGCCGTAACCCAATGTTATCTCCTCACCGTGCTCGCATCTGCAGATGTTCACGGTCTGGCCTTCCACCCACCATTCGGCACTGCCACCCACTTTCTCGGCTATCTCCTTCAGTGCCTCGTCGCAATACTTGCCCTCGTAGTCGATAACAATGAGGTCGGTGCCGTCCACCTGCCCCACCTTCCAGTCGGTGGTGTACCCCATGCCGTTGTTGATGCACTTCACCACCATCGCCACATGCTCCCTCGGAGTGGCGGTGAGCGTGAACACTGGCTCGGCATTGTTGTCGGTGGTCTCCAGCATGAGGAAACGCTTTATCAGGCTCTCAATGCCGTAAAACTTCACGTCATACGACCACTCGCCCTCGCTCTTCTGGGCAGGGGCGTATTTCTCGGTGAGCCAGTAGCGCTCGCCCTCAAAGTCCACATAGTCGTTCACATCGAGGGGTATATGCGCGTAATGGGTGAAGGAAAGCGTCAGCACGTTGTCTCCCTGCACCTCCTTCTGCTGGGTGCTGCCGTCGCCGGGCGAGATGTCCGTCCGGACGGTGCCGTATTTGTCATATATCGTCAGAACCATATCGGAATGCTGTTTGAATGTCATTAGATGATGGGGACAGGCTCGCGGAACTTCACCTTGAACTTGCCGGCGTTCACACCCTCCTTCCACAGGTAGGTGAGCGGTGTGAACTTGGGGCTCTCGCTGTATTTCACATGCAGGGTAAGGTCAAGCTGCGTGAATACGATGTCCAGCCAGCCGCCCTTGCCCTGTTTCAGGAAATTGATGAACGAGAAGTATTTCCGCAGCCAACCCACCTGTGTCTTGTCATACAGGGCGAAGTTGAGCGTGATGTCCCTCGGCTCGTTTCTCGGTGTCAGCGTGGCGGAGTATTTCTCGCCCTGCTCCTCGCGTATGCTCACGGCGGTATCCTTCTTCGTCTTGCTCGGGGTGAGTATGGCGGTGAGGTTATCCATTCCGCCACGCTTGTCCTCGACGAGGAACACGCCGTATTCTTTCCAGATGTCGGTGCCGTTCACCAGCACCAGCCCTCCAAGTATCTTGTCCATGTCATTTTACTTTTAGTCCGTCCCTTACTATTTTTCTGATGTCCTCCTTTATCTCGCCAAGATGTCCCGCACTCGTGCCGGTATTCTCGGCTATCCGTGCCAGATGGCTCTCGGCAAGGTTCATGCGGTCGGCCACGGTCTCCAGACGCTCGTCCATGCTTGACCAGTGCTGCAGTCCGCTGGTGAACATGCCCTCCAGCTTCGTACCCTGGTCCTGCGTCATGGCGGTAAAGCCTCCGGACTTCGCGCTTTGGCTGGTACCGCCCGTGTCCTCGTAGCCGGTGACTTTCGCCCACTCGTCCCTGCGCTTCAGCCCTTCCGCCACAATCTCGTCATAACGGCGGTTGAAGTCCTCGATGTCCTTTTCCGTCAGTTCCCCGTTCTTGTCGGATATGAGCTGCGCCCAGTCATCGTACAGCTGTTTCAGTTTGCCGTTGATGAGGTCTTCCATGGAATAGCTCAGCAGGGCTTTCTGCATGTCCGTCGCGAAGTCCTCGGCAAAGTCCTTGGAGGTTTTCTTCATGTCCATCAGGTTGGAGATGAAACTGTCCTTCATGCTGTCGAAACTTATCTGGGTGATGGTCTCGCGCCAGCTGTCGGTCATTTCCTCTATTTTTCCTGCCTGGTCCGCGTAGTCCTGCAGTTTGTCCAGCACATCATTTCCGTAACCGCCCTTGCCGGTATTCTTGATGTACTCGGCTATATCCACATTGGAGAGGAGTTTCTTCATCTCCTCCGGTGTAAGACTCCAGATGCTGCCGTCGAAGTTCTCCTTCACGTTCTGCCTTATCCATGCCGTCTGGTCGTCGGAAAATCCTTTCCAGTAGTAGTTCCAGCTGTGGTGGTGCTTCCAGTAGCTTGCCTGTGCCTGTGCGATGCCCAGATAGTTGGCGTTGGTCTCCTCCTGGTTGCGCTTGGCCTGCTCGTAGGCATCGGTGGCCTTCTGACCGTAGCTTTTCTCCATCACGTCAGTCAGGTCCTCAATGGCGTTTTGCAGGAGTTCGGTGCGCTCGGTCAGGTTCTCTATGGTCTTTTTCACCTCCGCCTCATTGCCGTTCAGTCCGAAAAGGTCGTCTATGCCGAACCACCCGGCAATGCCGCTGAGCAGTCCCTGCACGATGTTGCCCACGTCCTTGATGACATCGATGATGATTTCGGGAAGTTCCTCCACCACCTTGTTTATCGTGTCGGCCACCTTGTCGAGCAGGTCGTTGATGAAACCTTTCGGGTCATCGCCCAGCGCGTCGAGTATCTGGAGTATGGCACCGACGATGCCGCCTATCTTGCCGCCCAACTCACCCAACGACTTGCCGATGCCGTCGGAGCCTTTGGAGAGCGAGGTGATGAGCTTGGTGATGCCGTTGGCAAAGCCGTACAGCGAGCCGTCCGACATCTCGTTCAGGTAGCCGGTGAAGTTCTTGATGCCCTGCGCCGCCGCATTGGTGTTGTCGGTGAGGGTTTTCCGTGCCTTGTCGCTGGCCTCCTGCGCCTCGTTCTGCGACGCTGCCGTCGCATCGACCTTGCCCTGCGCTATATCCACCGCTTTCTGTGCGATTTCCTTTGAGGCATCGTCGGTGGCATCGGCAAGGTCTTGCTGCGCCTGTTCCAAATCGGCCACGGCCTGCGTGTGGGCGTCGGTTTTCTCACGGAGCGTGCGCACGCTGTCCTGATAGGTCTTCACGTTCTCGGCGATTGTGCCCCATATCTTGAAGTTGAAGGCACTGGTACTATTGCCGCCGGTCTCGTCCTTCAGTTTCGCCTGAAGGTCGGTATATACTTTCTTGTTTTCCGCCGATAGTTTCTTGAACTCTGAGGTCTGCATGTACTCCTCTATCTTGGCGAGTGTCTCTTTAGCCACGTCTTTGAGCACGTTGCCAACGCCCTCGAAGGTGGTGCTCCAGTCTATGTTCAAGGCGAGGTTCTGGGCATTGGTCTGGCTGACGGCAGCGTCACGCTCCTTTTCGAGCTTGCGGACTTGCCACCGTTTCTCCTCCGCCGTGCCTTCACCCTCATTCACCTCGCGTATCTTCTCGGCGTATTCCTTGGCGATGGCGTATTTCTGCTCCTGGAGCGTGCCATACTCGCGCAGATAGTCCACCATGGCCTGGAGTTCGTTCTTCAGGGATTCCTTGTCGATTTCCTCCAGCCCCTTGCGCTGTTCTTCCTGTGCCAGCCGTAGCCGTTCCGCAAGGGCATCACCCTGCTCCTCCGTGAGGTTGCCGCCTTGCGCATCGCGCCACTTGACCTCCTGCGCCTTTATCTCGGATTCCTCTTTCTGGTAGTTGAACTTTATCTGCCGGATTCGCTTGGCACTGCCCTCAGCCATCTGGTCGATGCTTTCCTGCTCGTTCTCCTGACGGAGCCGCGCAAGTTCCTCGGCACGTTTCTGTTCGGCAGCTTTCTCACGCTCCAGTTCTTTCTGCCTGTCCTTGTCACCGTTTCCGCCGGTCGGCTTGTGTTCGGGCTTGGAATGGCCGCCGATATTGCTGTTCTTGCCTATCTCGCCCATTTCCTTGGTCAGGTCCTCCGCCTGTTTGAGCAGGTCGTCACGGAGTTTCTCGGCATCGGCGATGGCCTGTTCCTTGTTCTTCTCGTTTTCCTCCTTGATGATGGCCGACGCGTCTATCTGGCCGTTGGTCTCTCCTTGCGCAAAATACAGGAGGGACTTCTTGAACCACCCCATGGAGCCATCGACATCATCGGCATCGGTAGCCTTCAGCTTGTTCACCTTGTCGTCGGCTTCCACTGCCTTGTTGACCAGTGCCTGTGCCTTGGCCTGCAGGAAGAGCATCTGGATATAGTCGGCAGCTTTCTGCGTGAGGACATCGTACCACTCGGCAACGGTGTCGTAGTAACCGAAAGCCTCGCCGTACTTGCGGTTCAGTTCTTCGGTCTTCTTCTTTTCCTCCTCCTTGCTGCCGGTGAACTCCTTCAGCTCGCGAATGGTGTTGTTTATCTCGAAACGGGTCTTTATCATCTGCGCCCTGCCCTCGCTCTCCACCTCGATGAGTTCCTGCGCTTTCTGCCGTGCCTCTTCCTGAGCATCGCTGTACTTGTTGAACAGGACTATCAGACCGGTAATGACAGCAGACAAGCCCATCGTGAGGGTCGCCATAAGTGCAGATGCCGCCGCAGTGGAAATGCCGAGTGCCACCGCCAGTCTTGTATTGGCCGCAGTCAGCAGGTTCTTCATCTTAACCACCGTTACCAGTCGGAATGCGGAGTCTTTGTTCAGGGTGTTGAACACCTGCTGCAGACCCATAGTGACAGCCATGACGGACTGCACCCGCGCCTGTATCTTGGCGAGGTTCTCGTTCTCGGAGGCGAACAGCGACACGGCACCGGTAGCAGCGGTAAACATGCCGGACAGACCGCTGATGCCGGACATGAATCCCTGCAGATTTGCATCATCATTGGAGAGTATCTTGGTCTGGGTATGGAGGTCGGCGATGGTGTCGGACAGCAAGGCTGCCTTCTCCGCCATCTCGCGGTACTCTTCCGTGTCCTGTTTTCCCTCCAGTCGCATCTTGGCCATCGCGTCCTGCAACTCGCGCAACTGCATGGCCAGACGCTTGTTGATCTCCTTGTTTTCCTCCTGCTCGCGTGTAAGGCTGGCGAGTATCAGCTTCTCTTCCTCCAACGCTTTCTTGGCGGCGTTGAGTTCGGCAAGGGCTGCGGACTGGGCATTACCAGGGGCTGCGTTCTTGTAGGCTTTCTCCAGGTCCTTGATGCAGGAGGTGGTGTACTTCACCAGGTCCTTGCTCTCGGCGATACGCTCGGCAAGGGTCTTCTGCGCCACAGCCGCCGTGGTGCTGGACTCGGAGAGCTTGCCATGCTCCTTCTCCAAGTCGGACACGGCCTTTTCCGCCTGGCGATGCTGTTTCTCCAGATAGACGAGGGTGTTCCGCTCCTCGTCCAGCACCTTACGGCAAGCCATGACATCGGCAGCGAGTTCCTTCTGGGCGGTACCGGGTTTCATGCCTGCAAGCTGCCGCTCCATACGGCTGAGGTCCGCGGACACTCCGTCAATGACCTTGTGCTGCTCGGCTATCTTGGCGTTCACCAGTTCGGCCGCTTTCTTGGCATTGTCTATGAGGGTGCCGATATGCGCGTTGGCATTGTCGATACCGTCACTCAGTTTGTCCTTCATCAGGAACTCTATCTCTACTGGCTTGCTCATGCTTTCAATTCAGTTTACTTTGAAAAAATCCTGCGATGTCCTCGGCTTCCTCCTCGGCGGTCTTGCCGCTGTCGGGTCTGCCGGCTTTCTTCTTGATGTAACGTGGGGCGTCGCACAGCATCATGATGAGGGTTTGGTAGTTCACGCCGTGGAGTATGTAGTCCACGCTCCAGCCTGTCGCGCTGGCTATCTGCCACACGAATCCGAAAGGGCTATGGGAACCTTCATACTCGGTCCTTAACTCCCCTTCTTTTTTTGGCTCAGTCTCAGCTTCATCGGATTCGTCCGTTCCGCGGATCTGATAATACTCATAAAAGGGCCTGTGCCCATCAGACGCTCGAACTGCTCGGTGGCGGCCACCTGATACTGGTACGCCACGAAGTTGCGCACGAGCCATGCGGTCAGCCCCACAAACAGATGGCGGGATATATACCCCCTGCACACGGTGTAGGCGATGATGCGCGACAGGCGCTTGCCGTGTCTGGCCATAAAACGCATCTGCTCCAGCTTGGGCAGTGTCCGCACCTCCTCTGCCGTTGTGTCCATCTCCAGATACTGCCGCCCGATTTCTATCTGTCCTGCCAATGTGGGGCGCTTCATGGTGATGCGCACCTTCAGCGGTTTCTTGCGGAACGGCAGACGTATGTCCTTAAACGGCACGGAGACACCCCTGTCAAGGAGTGCCTCCGCCGCTTCTTTTTCGATTGCTCGGTTCATGCGCTACTCCCCTGGTTTGGTATCGGCCACATCATAGGGAGCACTGCCGTCATCAGGCGCGTTCACCGTCAACTGGCACTCTATCTTGGAGACCTCGGTCAGGGTGAGCTTGCCTCCGAGGTTGGCCATAAGGGTGGCACTCGGTATCGTCACTGTCTGCCCGCTCTTCAGCTGAATCTCACACTTGTCTCGGAGTTCCACAAGGTCGGTCGGGGCTTTCCAACCGGTATAGGCTCCTTGCGTGCCGACAAGCGTACCGCCAAGGGCGAGCTGGAGGTTCTCGTAGTCCAGCTGTATGAGGTTGAACGTGGGGGCTATCGTACCGTTCTTCGTGACGAGGGTCAGCACGGGGGCTCCGGGCACCTGCTCGGCTTCCACATCCACTTTCTCGGGCTTGGCTCCGCCCCAGTCCCAACTGCCTTTCTCTATATAGCCGACTGTCTTGTCTCCAAACTTTACGACACCTATGCCGTACATGAATTTCTTACTTTCTGCCATATTCTTTTTGTTGTGATGGTTAATACTATGCCGGTCGCCACTCCGACGATAAAGGCGATGAGAAGCGTCTTCCACGGATTGGAACTGCGTTCTTTCTCCGTTTTGGCTTCATTCTTCTGCTGTTCCAGTGCGTTCTTGTAGCTTGCCATCTGCCGCTCGTAGTATTCGCACTGGCGCTGCAGGCTGTCGCAGGTGGCATACACCACGATGGTGCCGCCTTTGTTCTGTACGGTTGCGCTGGCTCTGCCGTTCTTGGCGCGGTACTCTGCCTTTTCGGGCAGGTTAGTCAGTTCCGCCAGGGGTATCTCCAGTTTGGCTTCCTCCTGCGGTACTGTCTCCGTCCACGTCTGACGCACTTCGCTCCGGAGGGTGTCCGCGGATACTTGTCTCACGCTTTCCTCCGTGGCCACGCTCGCCTTTCGGCTTGTCGCGCAGCCCGACAAGAACAGGGCAGTCATCATGATGCTTGCAACTGTTCGCAGTGTCGATAGCCTTCCTGAGACGCGCCATCTCGCGCTTCGACGCTTCGAGGTATCTTCTTGTTTCATTGAGTTCTTCCTTCAATGGTTTCACTATGTTCTCTACCAAGATACGGGTGGCATGCTCGGCGTTGTCCATACGCACCGTCTCGGCATCGGCTTCCGCCTTCATCGATTCCGCTTTCGCTTTCCTTATGGTAGCCCGCAGCGTGCATATCGCCACAATGGTAGCCACCAGACCTCCGCCGAGGAGGACGTTCAGGACTTCGCTGATATTCATGCCATCCATATTTTTACTGTTGGTAAATGCCTATTGACTTGAGCCACCCCGCCACATCGAAACTCGGACAGGCTTTGTTTACGCCCGGAAGGTCGCGGTGTCCCACAATCTTGATTTGCGGAAAACGCTCGTGGAAGTTCTGCACATAGTCGGTCATCGCCTTCAGTTGCGCTGCCGTGCGCGTGTCCTTGGCGGTCTTGCCGTCCTTGGCCAAGCCTCCAGCATACACGATGTGTCGGCTCACCGAGTTGTAGCCTTTCGCGCCGTTGGTAACTTCCCACGGATCCACCTCCGCGTCCTCGTTGTTATCGACAAGGCGCTCCACCTTGCCGTCCAAGTGTATCAGGTCGGTATAGCCTACCTGCTTCCAGCCACGCCCACCCTTGCTTACCGGGTCGGTGTGCCAGTGGCGTATCTCCTTGGAGGTTACCTCACGGCCTTCCGGCGTGGCTGTGCAGTGCAGGACCAAATACTTCATTCTCGCCATTACGCTTCAGCTTTATATCCGCTGGTCATTACGACACCTGCGTCTGCCTTCTTGAACATGCAGATGAAGTAGTGGCGGAAATTCACCTTGTTGCGCTGGTACTCAGGGTCGTTCTCGGCTGCGCTCCAGTACATCTTGGTGGAGCCGGTAGCCTTGAACACACGCTGTGTGTAGAATGCGAATGAGCAGTGGAAGTCGCCAGCAGTTTCTCCCTTGTCGCCGACTGCCTTTTTCTCGCCTTTGGCTGAGAAGTACGGGGTGTTGGCATACTCGTAGATGTCGAAGCCGTAGAGCTTGCCCACCTTGCCGGTGTTGCGGTCGATGTTGTACTGCTCCTTGAAACGCTGGTCGGTCTCCAAGAGGTCGTTCACGTGGTCGGTACACAATACAAGGCGACGGTTCGTGGTCGGAACACCCAACTTGTCGAGGGCAGCCTTCATCGCAAGCACGTCCTTGGCGGTCATCTTGATACGTCCTGTAGTCGCGTCACGCTCGCCTGTAGTGGTCAGTACAGGGGTCTTGGCGGTGTTCTTCTGTGCGCAGAGTGCGTGCGCTGCCTTGGCGAACTTGGCATCGTTGATGGCGTTTGAATGGCTCTCTTTCACTCGGGCAATCTTGTCGTAGCTGATAGCGTACAACTCATCGTCGGTGATTGGTGTTACCTTTGTCTGGAACTTGTCAAGCTGAATGGCGATGTCCTTGTCATCAAGTGCCTGCAAGGGAATTGGATAGGTGGTGTTGTTGACAAGCACGTCAGGGTCCACACCAACCTCCACCAAGTGGATAACATCGTTATCGACGATGCTTGAACTGTCGGGGATGCCATCAAGCCAAGTGCCGGCGAGGAACTCGCGGAGTGCCTTCACCAGCTCGCCGGTCCAAATCTCTTTCAGCACGCCCTCGCGTGCCACTCCCACAGGCATTGCACCGCTCACGGCAAGCGCGACGGCATTGGCACCGACGCCACCTGCCACGGGCGACACGCCCAATGCCATACCGAATACGGCTCCTGTCATCGCATTGAACAGCACTGCCGTAATCATAGTCAAAAATACTTTTGCTTTCATTGCTTTTTCTTGTTTTATTGGTTTGTACTAAAGTTCACACTCCATGCCGTACTCTTCCTTGTAGAGTCGCTTGTACTCTTCGGGCTGCTCCTTGCGGAGGGTCAAGAGTTCGCTTGACGGCACATCGCTCAGTTTCTTGTAGGCAGCCGGCTGCTGTGTTGCCGCTCCGCCCTGATGTCCGATAACGGCACTGAGCTTCATCTGCGGAGCCATGGCTGCGACAATGCGCTCCAGTTTCTCCTTGCCGACTTCCTTGCCGAGGTTGATGAACTCGTCCTTCTTGTCGGGGGCGATGCGCTTCTCCCCTACCGCCTTCTCCACGATGGCGGTGATGCCGGCAAGCGTGAGGGTCGCCTTCTCCTGCTGGAGTTTCTCGTTCTCTTCCTTGGCAGCCTTCAACTCACCGAGCTTGGCGTTGATGTCCGCCTCAGTTGCCGTTTCCGGCAAGCCCAACTTCAGGGCAATCTGTTTCTGTTCCATTTGTTTTTGATTATTGTTGTTCAACATTGGCAAGGGGCACTCGCTGTCCTTGCCGAGGGTTATTCTCTTGCCGTCTTTCTGCAGCACGATGGCATCGTCATTGGCTCCGATGTCCACAAGGCTGACCTCAAACAGTTTGCTCTTGGTGACGGTGGGGCTGGTCTGCCCCTGCACCAGCAACTCGGGGTCTTCGCTTGTTTCCAAGATGTCAAGCCCTGCGCTCACCATCTTCAGACTGCCGAACTCGTACTGTTTCTTGCAGCGAACGGAGAGTTCGGAGGCTTCGTCAAACATCAGCTCGCCGGTCACCTCGCCGTCCTCCACCTTCAGGTCTTTTACATAGCCTATCACGTTGCCGCGCTCGTGCATGTACAGCAGCACCGGGTTGCGCTGGTACTGCTCCACGTTCATGCCTGCCGTCAGCACCCTTGTGCCGTAGCTGTTCAGGCTGTCGTTGGTTATTCTTACTCGTTTTCCTTTACTCATGTCGTTGCTGTTTTTGGGGCTGCTCCGCCCGGTTTGCGACTGCAATATTACGAGGTAAATGTCTGTCCGCCAAAAAAGTGTGCAATGGTTGCACACTTCTATGAAACCATTGCACACTTTTTTGGAGAGCCACCGAAATCGTGGCACTTTTGCAAATAAATCGGGGCGTGGTATGCCCTGACGTAACGAACAAAAACCTTATCAACATGACAAAGGCAGATATTGAAAAAAAGAAATCGCTGGCACGCACGCTCTATCTTTCGGGCATGGAGCAGCAGGAGATTGCGGAGAAGGTGGACGTGTCGCGCGTCACCATATCCAAATGGTGCTCAGCCGAGGGGTGGAAAGAGGCTCGTGCCGCCAAGAACATCACACGCCCTGAACTGGTGAACAAACTGTTGCTCACCATCGACACACTCATTACACAAGTGAATGGTTCTGACGACCCTGCACTCATTGCAGGACTTGGCGACAAGCTGGCTAAACTCTCGTCGGTCATTGAGAAGCTCGACAAGAAGGCTAATGTGGTGGATGCCATCGAGGTGTTCATGGCGTTCTCCAAGTGGCTGGAGTACCGCTCGCAGACAGACCCAGAGGTGACTCCCGAACTGATGCGTGTAATCAACAAGTTCCAGGACATGTACATCACAGAACAGATGGGCATAAAATAGTGGAGGCAGCCTATGGCAACAGCAGCGGAAAAGAAAAAGGCATACGATGAGTGGAAAGAGCGATGCCGGCAAGTGCAAGCCATTACGGACACGTCACTCCTGAAAAGCGAAACGCCAGTAGAAAGGGACATGCGTATCAAACGCTTGCTCAACAACTACGCAGCGTTCTGCGAGTATTACTTTCCACACTTCCTGCAATTGCGTGACAAGACGACCGGTGAGGTCATACGCACCATTCACAACGCTCCGTTCCACAACGAAGCTGCACGCAAGGTCCGAAACACGCCCGACTTGAAGGCTGTATTCATGTGGCCACGCGGTCACGCCAAATCGACCCACCTTGATGTATTCACGCCGCTCTGGTTGATGTTCCAACCGAAGCGGCTTATCAACTTTATGGTGGTTGTCGGAAAGTCGGAGGACAATGCCGACCGACTGCTTGGAGATATTCAAGCGGAACTGGAATACAACCAGCGTCTCATTGCCGACTTCGGACAGCAGAAGAATGACGGTGGCTGGCAGGAGGGCGAGTTCAAGACGAAGAACGGAGTGAAGTTCCTTGCCTGTGGCCGTGGCCAGTCGCCCCGTGGTCTGCGCGACCGTGAGGCTCGTCCGGACTACATCGTCATTGACGACTTGGACGACGACCAGCTCTGCCGCAACGAGAAACTGGTGCATGACCTCACGGACTGGGTGAAGGAGGCGCTCTTCGGTGCGCTCGATGTGGGCCGTGGCCGTTTCATCATGGTGGGAAACCTTATCAGCAAGAACTCGGTGCTCTACAACATCTCACGCACAAAGGGCGTGTTCCTCTCCAAGATACAGGCGGTGGACCGAAACGGCGAGCCGGTATGGAAAGAGAAGTGGACGAAGGAGGAGGCACAGGCTTACCGCGACTTCGTGGGCTACCGTGCCTGGGAGAAGGAGATGATGCACAACCCTATCGTGGACGGCACCATCTTCCGTGCTGAGTGGATTCGCTACAAGCGTCTGCCCAAGCTCGAAAAGTACGACATGCTGGTGTGCTACACCGACCCGTCGTTCAAATCGACCACTTCCAACGACTACAAGGCGTGCCGCCTGTGGGGAAAGATTGGCTCGGAACTGCATCTCATCGATGCCTTCGTGCGCCAGGCTACGGTCAGCGAGATGGTGCGGTGGCTTTATGACCTCTACGAGCGCACACGCGACACGGTGGCCGTGCAGTTCTTCATGGAGGCGAACTTCATGCAGGACGTGATCCTGGACGAGTTCGCCGTGGAGGGCAACCTGCGCGGCTACCAGTTGCCCATCATGCCCGACAAGCGCAAGAAGCCAGACAAAATCCAGCGCATAGAGGCGGTCAGTCCGCTTTGGGAGCGTGGCTTTGTTTTCTACAACGAGCGCAAGAAGGACGACCCCGACATGCAGGTGGGCATTGAGCAGACGTTGGCTCTGGAGCGTGGCAGCCGTGTGCACGACGATGCACCCGACGCAGACGAGGGGGCGATATGGATTCTACAGCGCAACACAAGACAGGAAAGTTTCAAACCGGTGTTCGGCAAGAGGCCGACCGCCAAAAACATTTGGTGATTATGATTCAAGTTATAAAGGACATTATCTGGGGATGGCAGTGCAAGCGTGCCATCAGAAAGGCCAACAAGCTCTCGAAGCTGCTTGGCATGAAATATTACGTGATTTACATGAACGGCTCGCTGAAGGTCGTGCCGAAACGCACCATCCGTGAACTGGTGGCGAAGCATCGCTTCCGTAAGGGTGTGAAGGTGGCTGACATTGAGCGCCGTGCCATTTATGTGACACATTAGAAAGGGGGCGCGTCATGTTTATCACGGAAGAAGATTACAGGGTGGTCATCGGCGAGAACGCGCTGAAGGTGGTGTCGCAAGCCTCGCAGGAGATACGCGACAATGCGGAACAGGAGGCGTGCGAGGAGATTGCCGGCTACCTCCGTCCGAAGTACGACACGGAGGCGGTGTTCTCGGCTGAAGGCGAAAAGCGCAACCGTCTGGTGGTGATGTATGCCGCAGACATCGCGCTCTACCACATGATTGCAGCGATGCCCCAAAAGATGGGCAGCGAGATACGCAAGGAGCGCTACGAGCGTGCGGTCAAGTGGCTGGAGGGCGTGCAAGCCGGGAAGATTATCCCCGACCTGCCGCTCGCCACCGATGAGGACGGCACACCGACAGGCGACCTGCTCATATTCGGTTCACAGCAACAATTACGACATAACTGGTAACGCTATGGATATAAAGAACTTTTTCAGCGGTATGTTCGGTGGCGGGCAGAACGTGCTGCGCACACCATACGGCGACCTGCATCTTGCCAAGTCGTCCGACCGCAAGCGTGTGAAGAAGATGGTCATCGAACTGGAGCGCACCACCGACGCGCTCACGCGCAGGGACATCGCGGACTGGCGACAGGCTTGGCAGATGGCCATCAATGTGGACAGCCCGAACCGCCAACGCCTTTACGACATTTACCGCGATGTGGAGATTGACCTTCACCTATCGGGCTGTGTGCGCCAGCGTGTGGGGTTCGTCATGGCGAAGTCTTTCAAGCTGGTGGATGCCAAGGGCAACGAGGACGAGGAGGCGCACCATTATTTTGACCAGTCGTGGTTCAAGCAGCTGCTTGAATATGCACTTGCCGCCAACAACTGGGGACACTCGCTCATCGAGCTTGGCGACCTCACCACCGACGGCGACGGCTGCGTGTGCTATACGGACGTGAAACTCATTCCACGAAAGCATGTCATTCCCGAATACGGGCGTGTCATTCAGCAGCTCGGGCAGGACTGGACCTCGGGCATAGACTACCGCTCGGCTCCGTTTACAGACTGGCTCATCGAAGCCGGACGACCTGACGACCTCGGGCTGTATCTGAAGGCTGCCACGCAGACCATACCGAAGAAGAACATGTTGGCGTTCTGGGATTCTTTCGGCGAGATATTCGGTATGCCGATGCGCATCGCCCGCACCACCTCACGCGACCCCAAGGAGATGGGACGGCTGGAGCAGATGCTGAAGGGCGCAGGTGCGAGCCAGTACATGGTGGCAGGGCAGGACACGGAGATTGAATTTGTGGAGAGTGGCAAGGGCGATGCCTTCAATGTCTATGACAAGCGCATTGACCGGGCGAACTCGGAACTCTCGAAGCTCATCATCGGGCAGACCATGACCATTGAGGACGGCAGCAGCCTCTCGCAGTCGGAAACGCACCTGGAGGTGTTCGAGAACTTGGTGGAGAGCGACTGCACCATGCTGCGCGACATCGTGAACAACCAGCTTATCCCGCGCATGGTGAAGCATGGTTTCCCCGTCAAGGGTCTGCGCTTTGAGTGGGACGATGCGGTGGACTATACCCCGGAACAGCAGGTGGCATACGAGACAATGATTGCCGACCGCTACGAGGTGGACCCGACATATTTTGCCGAGAAGTACAGCATGCCTGTGGGTGAAAGGCGCAACGCTACACCCATGTTACCCGGTGGCGGTGACGATGATGACGACGAGGGCAACAATGAGCCGGACGACAAGAACAAGAAGAAACAGCAGCAGAACATTCACGGCAGTTTTTTCGACTGAGCCCCAGTGATTACCTGGGGCTGCACCAACGCTATGCCCGGCTGTTAGGCGATGATCCGCAAACTTTGTCGCTGTCAAAGGAGCGTGAGGAGGAGATACGCAAGCAGCTCTCGGAATTGTTCGATGGCATGATGCACACGCTCTACTCGTTGGAGGGTTCGCAGTTCCGCATCGAGGTGCTGGCAGAGCCGAAAATCCAGAAGTTCATCGATGCCCATGCCGGTGTGCTGGACTCCACATTCAAAAAGGTGGAGATGTCCGATGCCATGCGCAAGCGCCTCCAGCGGTCGGACTACATCTTCTCTGGCATGAAAGCCTTTCACGAGTTGAACGATGCGTTTCCGTCCTTGCTTGATGAGAACGGTGAACGAAAGACATTCGAAGCGTTTTTGAACGACGTTCGGAAGATAGACAAGACCTACAACTCCAACTACCTTCGTGCGGAGTACAACTTCGTGCAGTCGTCTGCGGAAATGGCTGCCAAGTGGGAGCGGTTCTCGGAGGACGGCGACCGCTACAATCTCCAGTACCGCACGGCAAACGATGGCAAGGTGCGTCCGGAACACGCTGCGCTTAATGGCGTGACGCTTCCGCCGTCAGACCCATTCTGGGAGGAATACTATCCACCCAACGGATGGAACTGCCGTTGCACCGTAGTGCAGGTGCGCAAGTCCAAATATCCTGCCACACCCCACGATGAGGCAATGGCACTGGGCGAAGAAGCTCTTCAACGTGACACAAAGGGTATCTTCCATTTCAATCCAGGAAAGGAAGACAAGACCGTACCCGACTACAACCCCTACACCATTCGTCGATGCCGTGACTGCGATGTCGCTAAGGGCAAAATCAAGTTGGCGAGAGTTGTTCCTGAGAATGAGTTGTGTCAAGCTTGCCTGATTCTTCATCGTCTAAAAAATGAAGGAGAACAAAGAAGGCTAACAAGTGAGGAACGTAAGTCCATTCAAGAATCGGCTGTAACTTGGGCAGACAAGCATTTGCCCAAAGTAACAATGCCCGATGGAACGACTGGTGCAAGATTAACAGTGCACACAAAAGATGGTGTTGAATTGCATATCGGAAAAAAGTTCTTTACTGAAACATACTCTAAATGTAAGAACAGCAGACGAGTTGCAGAAACTATGGAAGTGGCCACTCACATAAATGAATGGATAAGGGATGCTGAACAAATTAGAATTGAACCAGGTCGCCACCATGCCTTTGATTTTGTTGTATTCAAAACCGTTTACAATAATCAGGAAATAGAGTTCAAAGCAAAGTCAACAGAAGGTCTTATCGTTTATATGATGCGGTTACTCTAAATAAAAAAAAGACTTACGAACCTTCCGAAGCCTGCGCTCATAAGAGCCGACATGTGAAACGCTGCATAAGTCTTTTTGCAAAGGTAATAACATTTTCCCAAAACACATCAAGATATGGAAGAAAAAATACAAGACGAGAAAATTAGGGAGGCTCTCAACGCCCCAGTAGAGCACACACTGCGCTTGCCGATAGAAGTAGTATTCCCACGCACAACAACCAAGGGAAGACTTTGGCAAGCCATGAAGCGGTTGGTGAGGAAACCTGCCCCACAATCCCCAAAGAGCCTTCTTGATATTGCCGTAAGCAATTTGACAGTGCTTTCAACTTTAGTCTGTACTGCAAAAAGCAATACAACACGCCAGAAAGAACAGTCAGCAGTAGAAATAACACACTCGCTACTGTCAGGCAGCGAAGAAGCATACTCCCTTGTGACATATCGCCAAAAACAGCGATTATTCCTATTAAAGTTGCGGCTATGCCTGACTGATGGCGTATTAGTGATTCGTGCTGAAGCTCCACTCTCTCTTTGGCTTCAATCAGCTCTCGAACAAAGCCATTCCAACCTTCTCCTGTATCATGTAGTACTGTCATCTTTTTTAGATGCAAAGTTATAACGTTTCATTCCAAAACTCGTAACGATGAACAATTTTGTCACGTTTTGCACAGATATTCAGTAACTTTGCAACCGGTAGAGCTACCCCATAGGCCGTGTGGTCTATCGCGGTTACAATAACGCCAACGCGAATGGCGGTGTGTCGTACGCGAATGCGAGTAACGATGCCTCGAATGCGAATGCGAACATCGGCTCGCGTCTCACCAACTATCAATCGGCGTACAACGATGGGGACGAGTCCCCAATGTGGTGCCGAGGGTGGCAAGCCACAGCAAACCTACAATGAGTAGAAAGCTGAAAAATCACGTGTCGGGCAATAGGGTTTGGTAGGCTGGCAACAGTTCGAAGAAGTCTGGCCCGGGGAAAGGAAGGCACATATCTTCCATTGTATAAACAACCAACAACTGATGCTATGCGCAGAGAAGGTCACATCATAGAGGAGATTGTCGAGTATTCCAACATGGCGGAATCATTCGACCAGGTCCTCAGTGGCACCAAACGGAAGAAAAGCCATCAGGGACGTTACTTGCTCGCGCATCGTGAGGAGGTCATCAAGGAACTCTCTGAACGTATTGCTTCCGGCACGTTCCATGTGACCGCAAAGGACATTGAGGAGAAAGATATTATAGAGGCCGGCAAACTACGGCACATCCAATTCTTCAAGAAACTGAAGAACAGCATCGCTGTCCACGCCATCATGTCGGTGGTGGATAAGCATCTGAAGAAGCGGTTCATCAGAACGACCTCCGCAAGCATCAAGGACAGGGGAATGCACGACTTGATGAAGTACATTCGCCGTGATATGCAGGAAGACCCGGAAGGCACAAGGTTCTGCTACAAGTTCGACATCTCCAAGTTCTACGAGAGTGTCAACCAGGACTTCGTTATGTACAGTGTGCATCGGGTATTCAAAGACAAGAAGCTCATAGCCATGCTTGACAACTTTGTCCGCGTCATACCGCAAGGTATCAGCATAGGGCTGCGCTCATCGCAGGGCTTGGGCAATCTGTTGTTGTCTGTGTATTTAGACCATTATCTGAAAGACAGGTACGGCGTGCGTCATTTCTACCGCTATTGTGATGACGGCGTGGTACTCGGTAAATCGAAAGCGGAACTGTGGGAGATTCGTGATGCCGTCCATGAGCAACTGGAACAAATCGACTTGAAAGTGAAAGCCAACGAGCGTGTGTTTCCCGTGGGCGAGGGCATTGACTTCTTGGGATATGTCATCTATCCCGACCATGTGCTGCTGCGCAAGCGCATCAAACAGAAGTTTGCCCGAAAAATGCACGAGGTTAAATCGAGAAAAAGGAGGCGTGTCTTGATAGCAAGTTTCTACGGAATGGCAAAACACGCCGACTGTATAATGTTGTTCAATAAATTAACAGGCAAAGAAATGAAATCATTTAAGGATTTGAATGTCGCTTACAAGCCGGAAGACGGCAAGAAGCGATTTGCGGGTGCGGTGGTAAGCATCCGCGAGTTGGTGAACCTGCCCATCGTGGTAAAAGACTTCGAGGTCGGAGTCAAAACCAGCCAGGGCGAAGACCGCTGTGTCGTGTCCATTGAGCAGAACGGCGAGCCGAAGAAGTTCTTCACCAACAGCGAGGAGATGAAAAACATTCTCCAGCAAGTGAGTGAAATGCCAGACGGCTTCCCATTCGAGACCACCATCAAGGCGGAAACCTTCGGCAAAGGTAGAACAAAGTACATTTTCACATGATGAACAGAGTAAACGGAGCACAAGGGGTAAAGCTGCTTGAATGCACCAACCCCGTCAAAGGAAAATGGCGCGTCCGCTGGGACGTGCATAACAACGAGGATGGATCTGCCGACTATATGGAGGCTGAGTTCAACGGAAAACCATCTGAGGATACCATCAAGACCATGGTGTCGGAATGGTTCAACGACCGCACGAACGAGACCATACTTTCTGGCTTCGTGTGGAACGGCATGAGCGTGTGGCTTTCCACCGAGAACCAGTTCAACTATAAGGCAGCATACGACCTTGCAGTGCAGTCTGACGGCAAGACATTGCCGGTCACGTTCAAATTCGGAACAGACGATGTGCCATGCTATCACACGTTCACCGACATCGACGAACTGACGGACTTCTACACCAAGGCCATGCAGCATATCCAGGACACACTGGCTGACGGTTGGAAATGCAAGGATAATTTCAATTTGGAGTTATACCGAGACTAAGAACGATCCCTTCGGGGGAGGGTTATAAAAAAAGCCCCCGGCCTGTTACAAATAGTCGTCTCACTTACCATTTGAACATAATACACCTACCTGGCGCACGACCGGGGGCATAGACCCTCGCTCGCACCAGGTAGGTTGTTTTTTATGTAGCGCAATTTGCGCCTATGATAAGTGAGACGATGCAAAAGTACTAAAAATTTCTGAGAATGAAACTGATAGAGATACTGAATTTGAACAGGGAACTGCTGATTTACTTCCAGAAGGCAGGAATCAGGCTGGACGATGTGCAATACATCGACCTTTTTAATGAATACCGCACGCTTTCCGCACAGGGCGAGAAGGTGTCCTATATCGTGGCAAGGCTCGCCACGGAGTATGCCGTCAGCGAGCGCAAGGTCTATAACCTTATACGCCGATTCAAAACCGACTGCAACCTGCTTGCAGTATAACGTGGTGGCTTGTTTGTCAGGAAGAGGTGCTGCCATATTACCTTTGCACCGTTTTCAAATTCAAAACGGTCATGAACAAATACCATCAAATTTTGCAGAAAGTGCTTGCCGAGGGCAAGTGCCAACAAAACAAGAAGGGGAGCATACGCTATCTGCTCAACGAGCGACTGGTGCTCTCCCCTGCCGACCTGCTCGACATTTTCGAGGGGCACGGCATCGCACGCAAGAAGTTAAGGAACGAGCTGCAGCTCTTCATGCAGGGCGAACGCAACGTGGAGAAGTACCGCGAGGTGGGCATCAACTGGTGGGACTACTGCGGTGCCATTCTTGTAAACTCCTACCCCACCTATTTTGAGAAGTTGCCGCCGCTCATCGCCAAAATCAACCGCGAGAAGCGCAACAGCAAGAACTATGTGCTGTTCCTCGGCTCCACCGATGCAGAGACAAATCAGGCTCCGTGCCTGTCGCTCGTCCAGTTCCAGATAGAGAACGGCGAACTGGTGGTGTCGGCTTACCAACGCAGCTCGGACGCAAACCTCGGTTTGCCTGCGGACATCTATCACCTCTACCTCATGGCTCGGCAAATAGATTTGCCTTTGAAGTCCATCACGCTGAACCTTGCGAATGTGCATATCTACGAGAACAACATCAGCCACACACGCCAGTTGCTCGACGGAAACGAGAACGTGAGATTTGAACTGAACGTGTAGCCATGAGAAAGCAGTATTTATCGGCACCGCTACCGTTCGTGGGGCAGAAGCGCATGTTTGCGCGTGAGTTTATCAAGGTTCTCAAGCAATATCCGGAGGACACGGTATTCGTGGATTTGTTCGGCGGTTCGGGACTGTTGTCGCACATCACCAAGTGCCAGAAGCCGGATGCCACGGTTATATACAACGACTTCGACGGCTACCGAAACCGCCTGCAGCACATTCCGCAGACCAACCGCCTTTTGGCTGACCTGCGCAAAATGGTGGAGGCGGAAGGCATTCCCAAGCACAGCTGCATCCGTGGCGAGCTGCGCGACCGTATATTCGCCAGACTGGAACAGGAGGAGCGTGAGGTCGGGTACATCGACTTCATCACCATATCAGCAGGACTGATGTTCTCCATGAAATACAAGATGAGCATTCCCGAAATGAAAAAGGAGGCTCTGTATAACAACATACGCAAGTCTGACTACCCCACTTGCGAGGACTACTTGCAGGGCATCACGGTGGTATCGTGCGACTACAAGGAAGTGTTTGCCCGATACAAGGACGTGCCGAATGTGGTGTTCCTTGTCGATCCTCCATATCTCTCCACCGATGTGGGTACATATAATATGTACTGGCGACTTGCCGACTACCTCGATGTGCTGACCATCCTTGCCGGTCATCGTTTCGTTTACTTTACTTCCAACAAGTCGTCCATCATAGAGCTTTGCGAGTGGATAGGCAGGAACCCGACCGTGGGCAACCCTTTCAGGAACTGCCACAAGGTGGAGTTCAATGCCACCGTGAACTACAGCTCGCACTACACGGACATGATGCTGTTCACCGATGCCGCCTGACGGCGTTATAATTCAATTCTAATGACATAAAAAGGGCGTTCCAAGCAATCAGCCGGGAACGCCCTTTTTGTTTGATACGGGGCAAATCAGAGCCGTTTTATGGCGACATACTGATATACCTCTATGGTCTCCACGATGTCCTCGTGGTCATGGTTGGTGATGCTCTGCGCAAGGTCAAGCTCTCCAAAGGTCTCGCCTTCCAGATTGGCAAGCCTCCTGTGGATTTTGTCGGGCAGGTCGAACACCTCCAGCGCATCTTCCTTGAACAGACTGCCCTCGCTGGCCGCGCCTGCCCAGTCGGTGACGATGTGGAGGGTTATCTGTGGCTCGGCACGGTACTCCACGCCGTTCACTATCGGTTTCCACTGTATCGGGCCGAACTCCACGAACACGGCCGGTCTCTCCCACCCTTCTTCCTGCTCGATGAACTCCACGTTGCGGTTCCACAGGTCGATGTGCTTTATTTCCGCTATCGCTCCGAGTTCCCGGCAAAGAAGGTTATAAAGTTCTTTTCTCATTTTCGCTTGATTTCAAATTCCACATTAAAGTATTCGGTGATGTTCTCCTCCACGATGTCACGGACAGCCTTTTCCACTTCGGGCGACACGCCCAGAAAACGCCTGCGCGGTATCTTGATGCTCTGGCCCTCTTTCATCAGCGCCATGTACTTCCAGAACTCGGCCTCGGTGCTCAGTCTGACGGTGCGCTTGTCATTGCTCCGCTCGCCGTTCTTTTTGCGCCCGAAAGCGCCTGAAGTCTCGTAATACTTTGCCCAGAAGAAGCGTTTCATCTTTTTCGTCACCTTTATCTCGCCTCCGTCGTTGTGTATGGCCGCATACGGCAGCGTGGTGAAGAACGTGATGCTGTTCTCGGTGGTTCGGCTGGATATGCTCTGGCGGAGGGTGCCGGTGTCTATCAGTATGGAACCGCCCGGCCGTGTGGGGCTTTTCCTGCGTTGCCACGCCTCGCTGAAGAATGCCTGCCGCTCGAAGTTCCTGTCGAACTCGTCGCTCATCTCCACCCTAATGTCGTTTAGGATATTGCGGATTATTTTCTGTACGTCCCGGTTCATCGTCAAAGTCAAACTGAAGAAATGTCTGTGCCTCCTGTGGAACTTCGTTCTTCGGGTCGCAGGAGGCATTGAGGAGGTTGTAGAAGGTCCGCTCGGATATAGCATAAACAGGATACACGAACCTACGCCATATCTCGCGGTTGCTGATTCCGCTCTTGGCATGCTGGTCGTATATCCTATTTATGTCGGTGACACGTTTCTGGTAACTTGCTCCTCGCCTCTTTGCCATAAACTGTTTTTACTGTCTTTCTCTCGGTTTGTAGGGACGGATGTCGTAGGTCATCTTCGCGCTGACGGTCACTCTGCCCGTTCCCTCGCATTGCTCACATGTATGTTCCTCACTTGTCTCGCGGTTGCGGAGACGGCCCGTGCCGTAGCATTTCCGGCACAGGGCCACTTTGGGTTTCTTCTCTACTTCCTGTATCATGTCGTTTCGCCTTTAGGATTCTGTCATTCCGAGCGGTATGGGTTTCCACATTCCGTTCTCGTTCTTTATCTCGGCCCTGATGAACTGCTTGCTCACCTCCGGCTGGTAGCTTTCCTCGATGATGCGCACGCCTTCAAGGAAACGCTCGTCACCGGTGTCCTGCGCCACCTTGCGCAACTGCACGATTCGGCTTGCCTTCAGCGTGCCCTTGGCATCGCGTGCCAGCAGACGGAACACCATGTTCACCAGTGCCTGTGTCTTGTCGTCGTTGGCAAGGCTGGCGATGTACTCCTTCACGATGGCGATGCCGTCCTCCACCGTGTCACGGTAGCCGTCGGTCACATACACGCCGAGCGTGATGCGCTTGTTGCCCTCGGAGTTGGTGAACGTGTGGCTGCGCTGGTCGTCCTTGACCTTGGTCTTGAACAGGTCGGACTTCATCTCCAGTATGGTCTTGAAGTTGTCCATCACCTTTTGCTTGCTGTCCTTGATTTGCTCGCTGATGCCGAGGAGCACTGGTATGGAGTGCTCTATCTCCTCGTCCACGAGCTGTTTGTACTCTTCACGCTCGGCCTTGGCTTTCGCCTCTGCCTCTTTCTTGGCTTTCGCCTTCTGGAATGCCCGGTACTCGGCCATCTCCTCTGCCGTCATTTCAACGGTCTGCTTGTTGTTTTCTTCCATTTCTTTGTCTTTTTATGGGGTTAGTCCTCATCATAGTTCTGCATCTCCGGCTCGTCTATAAGCATAGCCTCCTGTTGTGCGTATGCCCAGTCTGCCAACTCGCCGAAGAACTCGGCGGCCTCTTCGCGCTCCATGTCAAGGGTGGCTTCGAGGACTTGCTGTCTCAGCACCTTCAGTGCCTGTTCCTGTTTCCTTTCCATATCTGTCAGCATGTTGGGGTGTTTGCGTCCATGCGGATAACATAGGCCACGTCCACCTGTGGTTTGACTTCCGTATTCTTTGGCTTCAGTCCGCCCTTGCGCCTGATAGAGCGGAGCTTTACAGAAAGTTGCTCCAATTCCTCATTGCTCAGCCGGGCGAACACCTTGCCCGCGATGCGCGGGTCCTGGCAGAAGGCGTTGATGCGTGTCCAGTCGGTGGTGTCGATGCCGAGTTTCTGCATGAGTTTCAGGCACTCGCTCCTGCGTTTCTTCTGCTCGTCTTTCTGGCCGTTCAGCTTCTCCAGCGCGTCACAGCATTCGTTGTATTCTCTCCGTGTCATCTCACGGAGGCTGTCGGTGCGGTTCCAGGTGTACTGCAGTACTATCTGCCTTTTGAACTCGTCACGGCTGCCGTTATACGGCAACTTGTTGAAAGCCGCAAAGAACCGTGCGAAATTGGTTACTTCCTGTGCCATGGTCATTTTCCTTTTACAAGTTCCTTGACTGACGCTATGGCAGCGCACATCATCATCAGTTTTACTGTCTTGGCTTCTCCCTCAAATGCGTTATAGTCGCATTTGATAGGGGATTTGCTCATTGCCTCCCAAATCTGTTCCGCCTCCTCGTCCTTCTTCTGGTCCATCAGAAAAAGAAACGCATCATATTCGGAGCGGTCAAACTCAAACACCAGTTGTACTTTCTTTTCTTCCATATTTTCTATTTTTTAATGTTATTCGAACAATACTTTAATGCCGCACGAACTGGCAACATCAAGTTCCAACTTTGCGCCCTTACTCAGTTCCCAACCCTGCAGCATGTAGATGCAGTCGCATTCCAAAAGCAGGGCGATGTCCCTTCTCATGTGTTCCCTCCAGTGTGCGTCCTGCGATATGCCGTTCTCAAAGGGGTTCACCGGCTCGTAGCCTTTTATGGAGAGATAGCGTGCCGCATGGTTAAAGGCTGCCATGCGCTCCTCAAGGTCGTAGTGGGCTATCGCCCCGCTGATATAAACTTTCTTCTTCATCTCTGTTATGTTTTAGTTGTTAGACTTGTCGTTGTAAACCTCTACCGCTTTCTCTGCCCAGATGGTGTAGTACTCGCTCACATTGCCCGAATACCGCCCTTGGCAGTAGGCTCGGAAACCTTGTGTCCTCACCTTCACGCCTGCCGCGTATTTCAGTCTGATGGCAGGTTTTCCCATGGGTTTCCCTTTGTCCTCCTGGCTGACGAAGATAAAGGTCTTACGCTTGAAGCGGTCTATCAGTGCCCTGGTCAGCGAATACTCCCACCCTGCCTCGTATGCGTACTGATAACTGTCCACGATGATGAACTTGGCGCTCTTGGGCTTTGCCAGCCGTTCCTCCAGCGCCTTGATGTCTCCGTCGGTGATGATGCGGAACGAGCCTTGCACCTCGGTCATCTTGAACTGGGCGAGCCGTCTTTGCATCGACAGCCCCACACCTTCCTCCAAGGACACATACAGTACGCTGCCTATTCCGCAGAGCATCTTGGCGAACTGCATCACAAAGGAACTCTTGCCGCTGGCACTGGGTCCGCTGATGAACCATGTGTCGCCCTCTTCCGGCTGGCCGAACACATCTTTCCATTGTCCTTCAAATGGAAGTGCCTTGCACTTGATGTTCGCCACGTCCTTGGGACTGTATGCTCGCTTTGCCATATCACTTCTCCGTTTCAATAAGTTCAGACACAACAGCGTCCGCTATCTTTACCGCATACTTGGCAATGTGTTCGGCTGTCATTTCTTCACGTTCATGGTAAAGGGCTGGAGCCACAAACAATGCAGCCTTGGCCAATTCATAGCGACGCTGTTCCCAGTCCACTTCGTTATTCCGTTGTCGGCGATTCATCTGTATAACCGCATCCATATATTGCATTTCCATCTTCGTCATCATGCCTGTACCCTTTTAAGTTTCTCTATTTCCGTGTAAACTCGTCTCAGTCCCCCACCCGACTTGCGTACCAGTGTGGCAATGTCCGCGCCTTCGGGGGCGTTCGCCCGTGCCACAACGCTTGCCTGGTCTTTCAGGAACTTCTCGCGCTCCTTGCAGTCATCGGGTGTCACCTTGGAGTAGCGGTCGCCATAACGACTGAGCATTTCGGTGTAGCCCACTTTCTTGCACTCTATGGAGCGGTTGATTTTCGCCTTCAGTCCGTCGGCTCCCATCATATACCATGCGCAGCATCTCTCGGTGGCGTTCCACAGGGCTTTGAGTTCCAGAAATGCCTCATACTGCAGGTCGCCGGCCTCGTCCAGAATGATGAGCGGTGTTTCGATGGAGCGGAGGTAATAGACCAAATCCTCGTACACGTCGCTGTATCTGCCGTTGCCGCCGACACCGAACTCGGTGGCTATCTTGCGCACTAATTTCAGTTTGGTCTTCACCTGCGAGCAGTCCACATAGATGGCGTTGCGGTGTCCTTGCACATAGTAGCGTGCCGTGAATGTCTTGCCGATGTTGGGTATGTCGCAAAGTATCGCGCTCAGTCCGCTCTGCTGGCTGAACTCCAGCTGCTTGGTGATATAGTCGAATGTGGCGGTGCGTGCCGGTTTCCATTCGATGCCTCCTCTGAGGTTCACGCCCAACTTCCGGGCGATGGTTATCCAGTTGGCCTCGCTCAGTGCCTTGTCGGTCTGGCCATTCTTGATGGCGCTATATACCGAGGTGCTGATGCCCAATGAGGCTGCGTGCTTGGCGTCGCTCGGATAGTTCGTGCGGTTGGCGGCTATCGCCTCCAGTATCCGCTTTTTGTTCTCTGTCGTTATCATTGTCTCACGTTATTTTATTGTCGTTCTAATTCTATTCTAATACCGTTCTAAAGGTCTGCCAACGGGTCTGAAACGTGGTAGGTCACTTCCATCTCCGGCTCGTTCTCTATCGGGGGAAGTTCAAGCAGTGGCGGTGGTGCTACCTCCTCACGGGTCGGCTCTGCCTTGGATATGCCCACGCCCTGAATGGCGTTCTTCTTGACGTAGGCGTTGAATGCCGCTATCTTCTTCTGCTGAGCAACGAATATTTCTTTATCCTCGTCTGTCTGCTCGGCATCGGCGGTGTTGAACGTGCCCACGTCTTCGAGTTTGTCGATAAGGCGGTCGTTCTGGAAGATGTACACGTCGGTCGCGTTGTCGTCCTCGTCGGTCAGCCAGTAGGCATCCACCTTGTAATTGTTCGGGGCAAGTCTTTCTATTACCTCGGTCTTGCTCAGCCACCAGTCCTTGTATGCCACCCTGCAGTAACTGTTCCTGCGTATGGAGGTCTCGGTGTGCTCTCCGATGAAACGTGCCCACACAGATTTGTCCATTGGCTGGAGCGTGGGGTTCATGTTGGCTTCAAGCACCTGCCAGCGTGTCATGCCGGGATATTTCTTCTGGTTCGGGTGGAGGGTGTTGTTGAACTCATTGATGTCGCGTATATCATCGGCAATCAGTTCGTCCCAGCTGTAGTACTGCCGGTCCTCATAGGTGTCGTTCTTCTCGTCAAACACCTTCTTGGCCTCCGTGCGGTAGTGTCTGTCCTTAGCGTAGAAACGTCCGATGCCGAGGTGGTTGCGGTGCTCCACGCTGCGTTTCTTGGCTCCGTTCATCGGCTCGGCGTATTTCTCCTGCGAGTTCATCGGGGCGCAGAAACGCACGAATGGGAACAAAACGCCTGCCTTCAGGAAACTGTCTTTCCATTGGGTCATCAGGTGGTTCTCCACCTCTACCTGTGCAGGGCAGCCCCACCCTTTGCTTTCTATCAGCCGGAACATGGAGCGGAAGCAGTCGGCCACCAGGTCCACGTTCTTGTTGCGGTTGTAGGCATAGCCCACCACGCACTGGCTCGTAACGTCGTAGGCGTAGTATGCCTTCGGCCTTGCCTTGGTGTCCTTCAGTTTGCGTGGGAGGTCGCGGTCATCGAATGAAATCTTCGAGAACGAGAACTCTGGCGCATGGCGGTGGACGTGGGGCATCTGCTCATGCATGAATGTGGTGTAGGAATTTTGCTGCTTCGCAATAAAAAGACGGGCATCAGGTCTGTTCAGATAGTTGGTGATGGTGCTTTCGCTCAGCGACTTCGGGTCTCCGTTCTTGTCAGCCCATTCACTTGGGTCGAAAAGTTCGCCTGTCTCCGGGTCGTACACGTCCAGCTCGCCGCACACGAATGAGTTGTACATTTCCCACACGCTTGTATTGAACGGCTGGTTCGGCTGCACGGCTATCGACCATATAAGGCGCATTGTTCGGTAGTCCACCTTACGGCTTGCCTGGTTGCCGAACTTGCGGCTGATGAGGCATTGGTATCCTTCTCTCTGGTACTCGTTCACCTTCTTGCGGAAGCGCAGCATGCTTGCCGGCAGTGTGTGTCCTGTCTTCATGCGGTAGCCTTCCACGGCCTGCGACATCATGCTCCAGTCGTACTTCTGCCCCATCGTCTTTTGTATCGCCTTGGCGTTGTTGTATAACTTGATACAGGCGTTCAGCACGCTGGCATTGGTCACATACTCCTTCACATGGGCATCGGTGGCATGGTCGTGTCCGCACTGGTTGCGCCAGTCGTTGAAATACGCCACGGCTGCCTGGTCCACTTCGTAGTTGGCATCAAGCCATGCAAGCAGCACCTCCATAGAGGGGTCGGGGTACAGGGTCTTGAGTTTCTCCTGATAGGCATCGGGCAGACTGCTGACCGCAATGAGCGCGTAGTTGTTTGCGGAGCCTCCTCCACGACGCACTACATCTATGCGACCGCGTGCAGAGAGCTGCTTGTAGTTGGAAACGGTCATAACGCCTCCGTCCACAAGTTCCCGCATCGAGATGCAAAGTCTGTTATCGTGGTACTCCATAATCTATCCTCCTTATCTCAATTCGCTTGCGTACTTCTGAATGGCAGGAATATCTCGCACCATCACATTATCATAATGGCGCACAACTTTACCTTTATACAGAACATCACAGCCAGCATCACCTTTCTTTGCGAACTCCAGTTCAACACCATTTGGGAAGTATTGGCGCATATATTCGTCAGAATCGTGAAGAGTTTCAACTTCTGGCGTTACGACCATAATGATACCTCCACGCTCCATGGCGAGCCTGCGTATCTTGCGAGCCAAGTCAGTGTTTCCACGCTCACCTTCAAATCGGAGGGCATAGTAAACCATACGCTCTGTCACCTTCAACGAGGCCATTATGAACTCGCGGTCTTCTTTCTTAATGTGAATATACCTTTTCATGTCTCACTTGTTTTGATGTTATACATATTGTGGAGTGTGGGGAGTCGAACCCCGTGGCTATCCTACGCTCTTCGCTTTCGCTTATTCCAACTTTCCGGCCACTGCAACCGTGCCACTCCTGCGGTCTTTCCCGCCGTCATCCGAGGCAAGCCCTTACCGACTATCCAGTGCGGTGGCTGACTATCCAGTGCAGCACTAAGGGCTTCCGTGTTATCCTTCAATCTTTTTACCCTCGACTATCTCACTCAGGAACCTGCAGTACATGTTGCGCAAATCCTGTTTCTCCTCAATCATCCATACATGGGCAACATTCATCGCCTCGCTTGTACTTCTGCATTTCAGCGAGCACTCAAGGAGGTCGTGTTCCAGATTGTACTTTCTTGTTTCGATGGCTTTCTCAATTTCATCAATGCCAGACTCCTTGATGATGCTGCGCAATGCACAAAGCTCTTTGTATTCCATCTGGGACTTGTACATCGCCTCTGCATACCATCTGAAGAAGTAGTCGTAATCCTCATTAAAGCAGTCGGTGTACTTCTCAATGTCTTTCTCCTGCCGTTCGATGATGACATTCACACGGCTTTCAAGCCATTCTTTGATATTCTTGCTCATTGTCTCACTTATTTTATTTCGTTGATAATCGGTCTTACGCTACAGCCATAGCAGGACATCAGGCGTCTCACAAGTTTTGTCACATAGAAATCGGGAGCCGTGAACACGATGCCGTCCTCTTCCGTGTAGCTGAAACTTACACCGTCCATTATCAGAACCATTGCCACCTTGTGCTTCACGCTCTGCGTCTGCCACTCCTTTAATTCGCTGTCGTTCATATTCTTTAATTGCTAAAATTCGTTATTCTCGGCCTTTTTTCGTATCTTTGGCCGCTCGTTCAATCTTGAATACGTTGCAAAGATAGTGATAATTTTCAACCCGACAAATATATTCGGGGATTATTTTCAACTTATGGGTAATATTTTATCAAGAATACAGGAAATAGCCTCTAATGAGGGGATAACCATCGGCGCTCTTGAACGTCAGATTGGCGCAAGTAAGGGTGTTTTGTCCCGTGCCATAAACAACGGTACAGACATTCAGTCTAAATGGGTTCAAACGATAGTTGAAAATTATCCCCAATATTCAGCTCGTTGGCTCATGATTGGAGTTGGAAGCATGCTTGAAAACAACGCCGATAAACAAATTCAGGGGGAGGCGAATGATGATCAAAAAAAACACATCGCTGTTCCAGTTCCAGACAACAGCCACGAGGGTATTCCGCTTATCCCCATTGACGCAATGGCAGGTGCTTTGACAGACGAGAGAACCGTACTTGAATATGAATGTGAACGTTACGTTGTACCTGCATTTAAGGGCGCAGACTTTCTCATTCCCGTAAAAGGTTCAAGCATGTACCCAAAATATAGTTCTGGCGATATTGTCGCTTGCCAACGAGTTCCGATGTCTGATTTATTCTTTCAATGGAATAAAGTTTATGTTATAGACACAAATCAAGGCGCACTCATTAAACGCATAAAACCTGGGAGCGACAAAGACCATGTCCTCATCGTATCGGACAACGAAAAATACGACCCGTTTGAGCTTCCATACTCAGCCATTCACGCAGTAGCCTTAGTTATCGGTGTCATAAGGTTAGAATAG